GGTGTTTCGACCTCGTTGGCTTTGCGGACGGAAATGTATAATGCATTTTACCAACAACGCCGCCTTTTATCTGCAAAGTTTGACATGACTTGCAGCAGCATTTTGTTTGGTTATAGCTCTGCAATTGTAAAAATTATGGAATTTCAAGCCGTCATCATCTACACCGCGGATAAGTCCACCGACCGCACCGCCATCGAATCCGCCCTCAACGACTACTTCAACATCTACTAATGGCCTCGTACATCATCGTCCGCCCCGAAGGGATTTTAACAAGCCCGCAGCGAGCGCAGTTCATCACGCGGGAACTCTACTGCATCACGCTGCCGCTGCAATTCCAAAGCCCCGACCAAGCCGACGGCACGGTGTTCGGTATCATCCACCACCCGACCGACGGCAGGGCAGCGTTGCAGGTTGATTTGGATTATATCATCCCGGTGCATCCGCTGGTCACGTTGGAGCGGCTGGTGTCACTCTTTCCCGAGATTACCGACGCTGAGCGCATGACGCTGATGCAGGTGATATTTTCCTCAAAGGCGTTCCCGTTCCGGCACATCGTGCCAAGCACGGTGACGGTCAGGGACGAGGCATTTATGATCGCGGACGGGTGGTTTCCCGCTGAACCATGACGGTACTTTCACCCATCCAACTGCTCGGCTACGTGCTGGCCGGAATGGCCGGGCACTACGACCCCGCCGGTGACATCGACCGCAACGGGGTTATCAACATCGCCGACCTGCTGCAACTGCTAACTATGTTCTGATGGCAAAATCCCAGACCACTCACACCAAGGTGCTGCGCGAAGTGTCGCGGCCGGGCGTTCACGCCAAGACGAAGACGAGCACCAACAAGCGGTCGCGCAACTATGCGAAGCCATACCGCGGTCAGGGCAAATAATTTCAATCCCTTACATTTACGTCATGATAGTGACACTTATCAAACCGCTGAATGACTACGGCTACAACTGGCCGGCAGGACAGCAGGCAGAAGTATCTGTGAAGTTCTACCGTATCCTGGTGGCCAGCGGCCATGTCGATGCGCACCCGGATGATCCGAACAAACCCAAACCGGCAGCCAAGAAAGCGCCGGCGCCTAAAGCACCCGAACCCGAAATCAACGAATAACCATGGCACAAACCACTGGCATCCTGAATGCATCGAGCATTCGCTTCTTTACCGGCACGACCGACGGCACCCACACTGCCGTCGCCAACGTGACCGAATGTTCCATTTCCCTTTCCACCGAAACCCGCGACATCTCCACCAAAACCAGCGGTGGCTGGCGCGAAATTTTGCCGGCCATGAAATCAGCCAGTATCAACGTCAGCGGCTATTTTGCCGAAGACGCCACCAATGGCTTCAACGACCTGGTCGATTACCAAATCGCCGGCACGAAAGTGTTTGCCGTATTCACCAACGTAGGCAGCGGCACGACGCCTAACAGTGGGGACGAAGAATTTGACATTGCTGGCTACATCACCAGCATTGAGCAGACGGCGGGATTTGAGGACAACGTCACCTGGTCGCTGACCTTTGAAATCACCGGCGCTGTTGTACGTGAAGTGATTTCCTGATGCAGTTAGAAATCGCAGGCAAATCCTACCCACTGCGCGCATCTATGGGCGCATGGCGGAAATTCGAAACGGCCACCGGCATTAAGGTGGCGCAGGTGGGCGAAGGCGACATTACGCGGGTGCCGGAAATGGCATACTATTTTATCCAGGCCGGGTGCAAATTCGAGAATCAGAAATTCACCATGACGGTGGACGAATTCCTGGATCTGGTCACGGTGGACGATGTCGCTAAAATCAGCGAAGTGATTGCCAAGTTGCTGTCTGTAGATCAAAAAAAAAATCAGGCGGCAAAGCACTGACCTGGGCTGAGGTGGAGGAAATGGGGCTGGGCCAATTGCGCCTGGCCCCATCTGTTTTATACGACCTGACATTCGAGCAGTTCGGCAACGCCATGGCTGGCCACTACCAGGAAATCGAGGTGCAGCAGAAAGGCGAATGGGAGCGCACCCGGTGGCTGGCTGCGGTCGTGATTTCACCGCACACTAAAAAGCGAATCAAACCCACCGACCTAATCGAATTTGAATGGGAGCGGAAGAAAAAAGCGGCCGTCGATGGCTTTGGTATCTTGCGGCAAATAGCAAAGCGCAATGGCTAAACTTGCAGACCTTATAGTATCCATTGGTGCCAACACCAGGGAATTCAATGCCGAACTGCGCAAGTTAGAACGGCGCATCAGCAACACCAGCGATGCCATCATGGGCATGGGCAAAGGTCTGACCATGTCCCTGACGCTGCCGGTGGCTGGCCTGGGTGCGGCCGCCGTCAAAGCAGCCAGCGATTTGCAAAGCATGGAGGTGCAGTTTAGGTCGCTGACCGGTGGCGCCGATCAGGCGGCACAGATGGTCAAACGTCTGAACGAGTTTGCAGCAAAGACACCATACGAAATCGAAGGCATCAGCAGCGCAGCGCGCCAGTTGCTGGCGTCAGGCACCGACATCGAGCAGGTCACGGAGCAGTTGCAATACCTGGGTGACATCGCTGCCAGCCAGGGTGTGCCCATTGAGGAAATCGCGGCCATCTTTTCCAAGGTGCAGGCCAAGGGAAAAGTGGAACTGGAAAGCCTGAACCAACTGGCTGAGCGCGGCATACCCATTTTCAAGGCACTGTCCGAAGCCACCGGCCTGCCGGCCGATGCGCTGGGTGCAGGCGCGGTGTCAGTTGAGGAATTCACGGCGACGCTGCGCGGCATGGCCCAGGAAGGCGGCATGGCTTACATGGCCATGGACAATTTGTCGCAGACGGCGGCCGGGAAGTTCAGCACGGCGATGGATTCTTTGAAGATGGCCGCAGCCAGCATCGGCGAATTGCTATTGCCATACATCACAGCGGCCATTGATAAGGTCACCGAAATGGCCGACAAATTCCAGGCGCTGGATGAAGGGACGAAGAAAATGATACTGACCATTGCCGGGGTGGTGGCTGCCATCGGTCCGCTGGTCATGGGATTCAGCGCAGCGACGAAGGCATACAAAGCCTTCACCGGTGCAAACGAAATGATCATCAAATTGTTTCCCAAACTGTCGGCGGTTATGGGTGCCAACCCGGTGGGGCTGGCTGCGCTGGCCATCGCCGGAGCGGTCGCGCTGATCATCGCATATTGGGACGAAATCGTGGCCTACTTCACCACCGGCAGCGGAGCGGGTGTGTGGTCCGAACTGCAAGCCACCATCGAAGCGGTGATGGATTACGTCATGGAAGTGTGGGCGCATGCGGTCGATTTCCTGACGCTATTCTGGGACAAATTCGGCGGCAACATCATGGCCAGCATCGACACCGCGATGGACACGGTCATGGGCATCATCAAAGGCGCGCTGGGATTTATCAAAGGCATCATCAAAGCCGGCACGGCAGCGATGAAAGGCGACTGGCGCGGTGTGCTAAATGGTATGCTGGATGCGAGCATCAGCATTTTTCAGATGATCACCAACACCATCCTGGGTGCGCTGCGCAACATCGGCAATGCGCTGGACATGGCGCTGAATGCGCTGGGCATCAGCAGCAATGTGGGCGGGTGGCTTGAAGGCATCCAAACTAACGTCACGTCGTTTTTTGAATCGCTGAAATCTGATGCTGGCGAAGCCAAGAAAGAGGTGGACGATGTGGTAAATTCCATGGAGGACATCGGCGAAACGAAGCCAGCACCGAAACCAGTCACCAGGGCAGTGCGCCGTGCGGTGGGCGGTGGTGCGGCAGGTGCCGGCGCCAGCGCAGCGGCAGTGGAATTTGGCACCACCCTGGAAGAAGTATTGGAGCCTATTGTGCCGCAAAGCGAACGCATCGCAGATCACATCGCGTCGCTGCCGGACACTTTGAACCTGCAGGAAATTGCCGAAGACCTGGACATTGTCGCAGATGACATGACCTTCGACCAGGTGCTGTTTGACAAATTCCAAAAGGCACGGCAGGCGGCTATTGACTGGCAGTTGGCCGTGAAGGAAACGATGCTGGATTTGCAGGCCGATATGATTGCCATTGGCGCAAACTTTGGCGCAGCCTTTGGCGAAGTGATGATGGGCACCAAAGACGGCGAAGAAGCACTGAAGCAGTTTGCCAGCCAGGCCATTGACGCAGGTTTCCAGGCAGCCACCGCGCTGGCCATTACGGCGGCCGGGCAGTCATCGTTGGCCAGCGGACCAGGCGCAGCCTTCGTGCTGCCAATTCTGATCACCGCCGGCATGGCTTTGATGCGGTCCGTGTTCCAGGGCATCACCGGATTTGCCGACGGTGGTATTGTCAGCGGCCCCACGATGGGCCTGGTGGGTGAATACCCTGGGGCTAAATCAAACCCGGAGGTCATCGCGCCACTGTCCAAATTGAAATCGCTGCTGGCCGACACCGCCGGCAGTGGGCACATCGTGGTGACCGGCCGCATTAGTGGGCGTGACATCTTAATTTCCAACGAGCGCGCCATGCGCGAAGGCACCCGTTACAGATAATGGCTATTCGTTACTACGCACAATTCGAAGATTTGCACGGCACCGAATTCGCCGTGAACATCTATGACAGCGACTACACCGGCACGTCGCCATTTCAGTTCAATGTAGGCGCCGAAGGCTTTCGCCTTGAATACGAAATGCAGGACAAATTCGAGCGCATCGTGCCCAGCACCGTCATCGTGCCGATGGTGCTGCAGAACAACAATGACGCTGCCTTACTGACCAACCTGGTCAGCAGTGTGGAAGGTAGGTACATGCTTGAAATTCGCAGCGGTGGCACCACTTACAACGATGGGCATGTGTACTGGCGAGGCATCATTTTGCCGGAGTTTATCGAAGTTGAGGACGAAGCGTATCCACAGATGGTGGAGATTCGCGCCATGGACGATTTGTCCAACTTGCGCGCCATCGACTACCTGCAAGACCCTGAAGGCACAGGCTACGCATACACCAAAGGCCACATCGCCAACTGTCTGAACCTGCTGCGGCAGTGGTCCATCACGGCAGACAGCGACCGCTTTCTGTTCGTCGATGCATTGGAGGCATACGATAACACCTCGGTGTGGTACGCAGGCCACCAGATGCAAATCAATTTCGCGACGTTCAAAGACAATGCGCCGGTGCCGCCCACTTACTGGACCGCTTACGAAGTTTTGGACGAAATCCTGCTGGCGCTGGGGTGCCGGATCTATTGGCGCCCATCCATCGACACCGATGTGAAATCCATCTTCGTAATTGATAGTTGGGTGATGCATGCCCACGACGATGAAGATTTCACGGGCTACACCGTGACCAGCGATGGCACATTAAGCGCGCAGCAGGT